ATGCTGACCCGTGCTGTCGGCACACCAGCCATTGAACACGGCGACATCAGCATGGGCTTCCCGGGCAGTGTGCAACCGTTCTCGCAGAAAACCATCGGCTATCCGATCATCGGCATCCAGGAACACCCCCCATTCGCCACTGTGAATCGCCAGTGCGGCGTTACGCGCGGCATACACCCCCTGATTTTCCTGATGGATAAGGACCAGTCGCTCATCGGTGATAGCGCTGAGAATATCCTGAGCACGTTTGAGCAACTACATCTGAATAAAGGCGAGGTGTTTGAGCGCGGTGTGATAAATGTGTTCAAAGGCTTATCGTGGGATTTTAAGACCAATAGCCCATGTAAATTTGGGAAGAAGATCATCGTGACGGGGCTGGTCAAATTTGACCGGTGAGGATTTGGGCTTAACTGGGGCCGGCAGTGCGCTCGGTTAGCTGATCTTGAGCGGATGCTGATGCTTATGGATGGTCAGCCTGTCCCCGACAATCGCGCTGACGTTACCCGTCGGCTGAGCGACCATATCCATGAAAACCGGCACAGCAACCGTTACGAAGACGAGATGTTTTCAATCAAATACTTTCAGAAGGGGACGGCTCATATTACGTTCAGACGAGCAGAACTGGTTGATAAGCTGAACGACATTATCGCCCGGCACTATCCGGGAGCTCTGGCGGCAAGATGAAAGGGGTGTGACCTGTCCGATGCCTGCTCAACTGAGCCAGCGCAAGCCAGACGGTAATGGCATACTGGATACTGGCAGAAAAGAAAAAACCCAAGTCGCATAACGACTTGGGTTTCGTATTTGGCGGAAGCGTAGAGATTCGAACTCTAGAACCCTTTCGGGTCGCCGGTTTTCAAGACCGAAAAATAACTTTTTAAAATCAATGCGATAACACAATAAAAAAGAATAACAGCATTACATTAATCATATGAAAAACAATATGTTATACATAACACAACCATCGATATTCTTCTGAATTATGCACAATTTCTTGACTGATGATCTGCTACTCAACATAATGACTGTATAAAAAAACAGTATCGAGGCCCTCTATGAAAAACAGAGAATCCAACGTTAGCAGCTTACCCGAGCTCACCAGTTTTGAAGTAGGCTATTCCCTTCTTACTAATGAAGTTTACTTGTCAGCTTCATTTACAGATAACATGGCCTGTATACCAAACTGGCCAATTAAAGAGTTTCCTGACCAGTTTATCTGTATCTCTCGTACGCGGGCGGTTGCACTCATAGAAGAGCTTCAAAAGGCTATCGACTACATGAATGCGGGGATAGAACGCCGCTCAGGAAACCTAATCCAGTAAAAACGGACAGATTACCCTATTCCATTACATCTTTTGCAACAGCATAGATTCTTGACAGATACGCATCATCACTCTGATCCGAGTGTACTTGCAACATCAGGTTTATGCTGTTTTTGGTAACTGGCTGATTAGTTTCTTTTAGCATGACGACTGCACGTCCAATAACCCTGCATACATCGTCAAAAACGGCTTGTTTTTCCTCATCCATAACTGTTTCTCGCTCTGTTATCACTGAACCAACATCATTGTAATATAGGCCAATGTGCACCATTTATGTCTATATATTTCTATGGTTCTGATCATATTGAGATGTGCTTTATTTAACCTTTTTACAATCAAATACATCAATACTGCCTGCAAAATCGAGTGCCGAAGTGTGTGTTACCACCGCCCCGTTAAATTGACTTACAGGTAAAGTATTAAATATTTGAATTGCGTAAGCATGGCCATCATAACTAGCCGATACGGTTATGGAGCCATCAGCTGCCCGTCCATATCGCTCACCTGAGTCAGAATCAATAACTTCTAATTTTGGTGAGATAATCTGCTTATCGTCAGGAAAAAGGAAACCAACGGAATCAACGTTGTCCTTTACTCGAACTCTCATGCGACTTGTATCAACTGGCCCACTAGCCTGATTGAACCTCATTCGACAGAAGAAAAGGTCTCCTTTTTTTACTGATGTTTGTTTATTTTTATTAGCTATTTTCTGCCGTTTACTCTCTATCTTTTCGTTCTCAGAATAATACAGACTAACAGTGCAATACCTATCTGAAGATTCAAAGCACTTATCAACCAATCGGTGGAGAAATTCACTTGTCTCCCCGCCATTATCAACTAGTTTAGTTCGTAACACAGTAACGCTTAGAGGAGGCTGATGTACCAATGATGGAGGAACTAAAAAACCTGGCACGTACTGCGGGCCATACTCCAATAGATAATCCCGCTTTTGCTCAACTGTTTTTGCTCTACCTTTATCCCAAGCACTACAACCGATCATAAAAAATGACAACAAAACCACTATACCAATTTTATTCATTTTTCATTCCTAAGCATATGCACCGATAAGCGCAGTGTACACCATCACTACTGCGCCTCAAATAAACCTGCAAGGTGTGCGGCTATTCAGGTTTCTTCGGCCATTCAATTCCATCGTATGACTCTATGTCGGTGATATGACTCAAATCAAGCCGGCGTAGCTCAGATCGATAAGTCCGTAAGGCTGTCAGTTCAGTTTCCTCCTCAGACGTGATATCGCCATCCTCCTGCGCTGCCTCCAACCAATTGATGCGTTTTGTGGCCTCAGTCATACGACTGTCACGTTCTGCTACAGCAATAGCCTGGTAGTCACGTATTTGCTGTAATTTCCCGTCCTTGTAAAACCAGTCATCACCCAGCGTTACGGATAAATTGGCCTTCGTAGCAGGAAGTTCCACCGCGCTCAGATTGGCCGGAAAAAACGCATGAATATTTGTCGTGAATGTTTTCACCCTTCCGTCATCGTCATAACCAATTTTAAGCGTGGTGGATTCGTCAAATAATTCTCTGACGTCATACCAGTCATTGCCTTTTTCGTCATGTAAAAACATTACGCTTTCACCGTCTATATACCTTGGTCTTTCCGTTGTCTCAGGTGTGTAAGGAGTGAATTTTCCAAAACTCTGCATGTTTATATCCTGTTGAATTAATTAAGTACATACCAGACGTTATTCACAAGTCTTCTTGTATAGCGAATAATATAATTACCAACGTTACTGCTCCCACCAACCATTTTAAAGTTGTACATGGCTGCACCATCTGTTGCTCGCGTATATCCATTTCCATCCCGGAACCCGATTTCAGTAGGTGCTGTAAGGTCGATACTCTGTACGAAGTTCTGTAACACCCAGCTTTGTGTTGCATAACCTGATAAATTTATGGGCTGCGGGTTGTTGGGTGAATAAACGCGAGTGTTACCTTCATAAACAGCGCGGCCTGACAAATTCCCGAGAACTGTCGTATTACCATTACGCCCTATGGATACAGGATTTGATTCCAACGCACCTTTTTCATCATAAAAATGAATATCAAATCTGTCCTGATAATAGCCGTACTGACAGGCCAGAATGCCGCTGGCGTCATCGTTGGCTATCATGCAGTTAGTATTGGGTCTTGCATCCGGGGATAAAAAGCGCAGCGCTCCGAGTAAATTCCCTCCTGTTATTGGCAGTGCCCCGACATCAGCAGCAGTTGGTTTATGTGCAGTTGTATAGAACTCGTCCCAACCTTTAAATACTCCAGCTTCACAACATTGTGCAAAATAACGCTGTTGCCGCCCAACCAGGGTAAATTGGTATGCATTTGCATGACGAACGTTAAACCCCATATACAGAGTCGGGTTACTGGGGCCGTTAGTCTGTCCATTAATAAATCCTGATGGGGATAGTTGATTAAAATCGCCATTTATCAGTGGGGCAGCATTACCGCCTATACCCTGATAACCCACAGTCAGGACACGACCAGGAGTTTTGTCCGTTGTTGATGTCGTTACATCACAAAAAGCCGCCGTTCCCAGCCCCGCATAAATTGCACCGGGATTTGATACGTTAAAAAACGATTTGGTATTGTCCAGTAAACACACCAGAGCGACATCTTTTAGGATGTCGTTCGCTACCAGTTCCGCTTTATTCCCTTTGTAGAGCTTAAACGTACCGAGAACGCGCCCGCCCATCGTCAGTTGCAAGGTTGCAGCGCCGGTATTGTTCTGGTTTGGATAAACGACAATCGGTGTACGCAACGTCCAGTCAGTAGAGCCATTCACAAAGTATGTGGCCGGAAGTTCCAGCGTCAGCGCATTAGCGGTACCGCCTGCAACTCCGGAAATATAATGCCCGCTCTGAAGCTGCTCAATCTGAACGAACTGGTTTTCTGAGCCACGGGTAGCAAAGTTGGCGATCACGTCATTCAGTGCCCACCCTTTCGCTGTGGTGCCCTCTTGCCCGCGCACCACCGTCAACACATCATTATTGACCGAAATCAGATGGCAGATTTCGAAAACCGTTTCTTTTGCATCCGTCAGAGTGATTTTGGCATACGTTTGCAAAGGGTTAGAAGCATTGGCGTAATCGTAATTAAGTAGGCCTGCAAATTTCGCCCCGGTACCGGGCATCACCTGAATCGTTGTCTGCCCGGCAGTAATATCTGCTGCCAGAGATGAAATGACGTTATTACCGAATCCAGTAATCATTTTTGAACCACCGTTACTGTAAATGTGTAAATAAATGGCAGTTTCACCAGTTGCTGGGTGATCGCATCCTTTAGGAAATAACCAACACCATCGCCGTAATCCGGAATAGTGATAGAAAAAACGCCCTTATCTGGCGTCACACTGATATCGAAAGTTTCCTGAACTGGAGGGTCAATCCCGTTGGCTCCGTGTATGAACCGCGCAAGACGCCTTTTCAACCATTCAATACAAAAATGCGAGCCGTCACCTTTGTAAAAATTCCAGGTCAGGATCCGCTTAAAGTAATCGTCAGGGACATATGAAGCAGAACCGGGTACGTAATTTTTAAGGCCTGCATAAGTGATGCCGTTATACTCAATCGTGTTATACGCCCCGCGCGCAATCGCATCCTCTGAGATCTGGAGTAAAGGTCGACTTTCCCCGTAAATCCCCAGCGCAATCCAGTCCAGCAGATCGTCGGTAATGCTCGGCGAGGTCCAGCACGGAAGATTTAGCGCATTCAGATAATCAAGATTGGCCTGAGCCAGTGAATTAAAGGCATCAAAGAAGGCGGTAATGTTGGGGTCGTCGTTATACTGAGTGTAAGGATAAGCTGGAATAATCTTTTCAATTAGAGCCTGCATATTGCTTAACCTGAATTTGAGCAGCTGAAGTGGAGAAATAGGCGTACGTGTCACCGTAAACAAGGCTTGAACCTGCACTAGGCGGCTTGATGACGCCATTGATGCCGACCTGAACATCGATCATCGATACCAGGGAAGGCGCAACCAGACCCGACACCGAACTAAGGAAGATATCCTGAACCTCGAAAATATTTATAGGCTGTCCTACTGCAATTGCATTGATATAGTCAGCGATGTTTTGTTGTACCGCTTTTGCTATTCCATCCGGATCGATGTAGGTAGTGGAGGCAGTGTTCCAGGTGATCAGGATTGTCGCGTTCTGCGAGGAAGGAACCACAAACGGCACCTGATACACGTCCGGATAAACAGTGATCGCGATGGTCTTCTTCTCCACCGGCGCGCCGGATGGGTTCGAAACATCATTGGTCAGAATGGAGATATCCGGCACTGCCTTGTAAATGGCGTAGGCCACTTCATAGGGGTCACCACCGCCGACAACCGCAACCCAGCGCCCTAAGGTTGCCTGTCTGTACGAGAGCAGGTTTTCCTGCACACCATAGACCAGCTTCAGCTCGGTACGATAACAGTCTGGAGTTCCCTGTACGCCGAACATCCCAGCCTGCATAACCTGCGCGCGATATGATGCGTAGTTTTGCTCTGCCGCTCCGGGTAGCCCCGCAGTGAGATTGGTACAGGTTACCTCGTAGCCACTCGGCACCGAGGTTTTAATCTGGTTAACGGAGCCAGCAGGAACAGCCCAGGTTCCCTCCATGGTTGCCAGGCAATACACAGGGGCTGTCTGGCCGCTCTCAGGGATCACCGTATCACGCTGCACCGTGTAGGTGTAACTTCCATCGCCGACAGTGAACCCCTTTGGGATCGGAAACCCCGGTGGCCCCATAAAGACAACGTAAACGGAAGTATTGGTACCCTCTCCGCGTGGAATGCCGTAAATCGCCCCCAGCTGTGCCAGCAGGTGAATATTGGCGCTGTACGGACTGCAGGAGTTAATCAAATCAACGCGAGCCTGGTCACAAACCACCAGCGCACCGACGCTGGTACCCACCATGTCATCAATCAAAGAACCGGGTAAATCTGTGGTTATCCCCGGCGATAGTGCGGTGGCCGTATTGATAACCTGCTGACGTAGCGCATCAGTCGTCTGAGGCACCGGGCCAGAAATGGTGTAACTAACGGGTAAATCGCTCATACATATACCTGCGTGACAATTTTAGAGCCTGAGTTGGTAATCGCAGAAATGCTGTATACCGGAGGATCGGTTTCCGTCAGCGCGATCTGCAGAGAGGAAAAATACGGGCTGAACTGCTGCTGTAGTCGGTTAACGTAGAAGGTCGGCAGTATCTGCTGAATAACTGAACCGTTAGCCGGTATACCGTGATTAGCGAAGAATGGAGACTCCTGCGGCGCCAGCCTCAGGTTCTGCACCAGCGTCGTGAGATACACCGAATCGTTGAACCCGTTTTCGTCTGTCGTGACCGTAATCCACTTCCCGTCTTTATCTCGTCCGTATGTCCTCATTCGGTAATACTCCCGTTGAATTGTGACGTTGGCCCTCCGGTGTTCTGCCCGTTGTTGCCGTTGGAGTGTCGGTGTGAATTCAACCATTGCAGAAGTTGTTTCCAGCCCTCATGCATGATCGCCGGGCTTGTGCTGGCTGCTCCATCCTGCAACTTCCCTGTCTGACCAGTCAGGCTCCACATACCATCTGTCAGAGTCAGCACAGTTCCTCCGACCGTTACCTTAAATTGTGTAGGAGTAACAATGGTGATGCTCTCGGGGGTGAGCAGAAAAGTCGTGTTACTGCCAGAATCCCGAAGCGTGACCCCCTCGGGTCCGTAAAGAGTCAGAACGTCGTAATCAACGTCCTGCCACTCCGTATTGCTGATGGGCAAAAATACCAATGCGCTGAGGTTTGCCGGAGGTGTCAGGTCAGCTGTTCCACCGCCGAGACCACTGGCCCCACCCAGATAGGTATCAGCAGGAATAACGATACCTTTGCTACCCTTGCGCATTGGATAACGAATATATTCTGGTCCAAACAAAGGGATCGTTAGCTGAGGCAGAACATAGGGGATGTTTCGCAGAAGAAAGGAGACGGTGATCATGTGTCCATCCCGAGCTACCACGGTTGCCGGTAACACCTTACCTGCCATCTGCATCGCATTGGCAATTTTACTTTCGGCGAAATTATTCATATTTCCGCCAAAGTTCATTTTTTGATTTACGCTCATGATGCGGCAACTCCTCCAGTAGGGTGAGCTTCGAGCAACGTGATCCAACTGTTAGCGTCCGGTTGCCTGCTGTTTCCAATTAAACGGACCGATGACACCAGAAAGTCGCCAGTAAAGGCGGAATCATCGCGAAACTGAGAATATGATGACGCCTGGATCATCGGCCGCATTTTCGGCGGCATCCGGATGTAATCCCCTACCTGAATATCGCTACGCATAACACAGGGAATGGAGACCGTACCGAATTGCACCCACGTCGGCTGGCCGACCAGATCGGTAAATACTATTTGTGTAGGGTTTTTGCTTCTGTACGATGCACTTTTGTTTGAGTCTTTATCCTGGTGGTTGTCAAAATCATTATCGAACACGCGGATCTCTTTACCATTCACCATGGTAATTTCCACACCTGAATAATTGCTGTCTTTGATAATGCTTTTACTCAGCGTATTTAACCGCTGCGCGAGCTCAGACAGACTTCCACAAAACATTCCACTATCGTAGTTATTTATTAACCTGTCGCTAACGCTGATAGAAAAACGATAATCCCCACCCATATTCTGAAAACACTGAGTAAGCGCTACCGAGAGTTTTATCCCCTTATTCCATGGAAGTGTTAAATTAATCGGCGCAAGCGGTTCAGGCGTTACACTCGAAACCGCACCCGCAGTAACGATAAGATCCATTCGCAACTCAGTTCCCTGCCAGTTGCCCAGAACCTGCCAGATGGTTCCCTCAAGCACCAGTCCCTTTTGCCCCGGTTTAGCCAGTGGGAGCCCTTTCGACATACCCACCCACATTTTGATCGTCATGCCAAACATATTCTGCCTGGCCTGCTGCATATCCTGCGGGCTTATTCCCCAGATGGTGATTGTGCTCTGGCCTTTTGGTGTAGATTCACCAAACCGCAGCAGGTCAAACTCAATCATTAAATTACCGGGGTTGAAAACACCGTTTTTCAGACTGGAATATTGTTTGAAGAGTTTTCCGGGGGTACCGTTTGCATCAGGAGGGGTAAAAATCTGGATATCATAATAACGCATCAGTTAATGACCTCTATTTGCCCCTTTGAGTATCGCCAGACCATTTTTGAAATATTGAACGCTCCGACAAGCAGATTAATATCGTACCCAACCGGAGACGCTACGATAGGAATGGTCAACTGTCTGTTTCCAGAGTTATCAGTAATATTCAGATACCAACGCTGGGCTGCTATATTCCATTTCGTCTGGCAGTTATAAACCTCACCATCAAGCACAGGCGTAAAAATCATGCTCTTTTGCTCATTACCTGAGAAAGGATAGATTGCTGTACTCATAGGCCAAATGCCCCACTTAATTTACCGATCAGTCCGATGACTGCCCCGGATACACTGCTACCGAGTGAAGTGTTACCGATTGCAGAAAGGGTATTCGTCCAGGCGCTTTCCGTCGTTTTATCACCATTATCAATCTTGCTCAGGTAGCTGTTGATAGCCTGATCTGCGCCTGTTTCGGTGATAAGCGGTTGCTCGAAATCCCACAACCATTGCCGCTGTGGCAACGGATCATTAGATCCGGTCACATCTCGCACAGTCTTCAGTATGCAACTGTTGTAAATAATGGCTGGCGTTGCAACTATGTACGTCCCGCCAAGGTTCGCATGCGCCTGCAGTACAGCCTGTAGCGCGCTGAGCGTGACCAGTTTAGTCATAGCGCCCGTATTATCGTTCACGGGCGCATCCATCAACATAGTAACGCGTAGCGGCTGAGCAAGCAGCGCGTTCGCGGCAACGGCCTGGTTAGCGAAAGGATAGCGACCGATATCATAATCAATCATCGTCGCACCTTGCGCCGCTCGCCAGTGGCAAAAATACTTATCCAGGTCGGTGAGATCCATTGCGCCGCCCAGCAACCCGGTAACAAAACTGGCACTCTGGGTCAGCGCCACAATCGGTAGCATCCCTCCGGGAATGCTCTGCGCAATACCGTCACAGAGGATCACCGGGGAAATTTCAAAACCGAGTTTGTAGAGTTCGCGAGTAAATGCCATCAGCCAAATCCTCCGAGTTGCGTGCTGGAAACCACGGCACTACCTCCCGTATTGTTGTAAATCACTACCCCCTGAGAATTACCGCGCCGCTGGTTTTCTGCTATTTGTCGCAAAAGCTGCGTATCTTCTGCGTTTCGCTGAGGAGGCATACCCTGAGCTGCCGGAGTGTTCTGGCTGGAGCCTGGCATCTCAGTACCGTAAATTTTCCGGTATTGTTCGTTAACCCGGCCTGCATATTCGCGATTCTCTTTGCTGCCCCTGTTTTTGCCGCCGTTGTACCAGCGCAACATTTCTTCTGTATCACCTCCAGCCTGACTTTTAGCCCAGGACATAACACGCGCACCAGCCATTATGTTATCGCGTGGATCCCATGGGTTTTCTCCTGGCTGGAAATTAGCCGGCATAACCTGCATCAACCCCTGAGCCTGTTGTCCGGAACGGGTTACCGGACCTTTAGCATTCTGATCCCACGATGACTCCGCCGCGGCTGTGGCCTTAAGTATTTTGGGGTCAAGATTGTACTTTTTAGCAGCCTCTTCAAAATACTCGTCATACTCTGAAGGTGCCGTTCCTGTTATTTTATTGAGCGAACGACCGGCTGATTTCAGCCATGACCAGACGGCCGGATCGTTCTGACCGCCTTTCACATAACTTTTCCCGGTTGTAGTGTCTGTTACTGGCTCATTACTGAGTATTGAGGAGTGAGATTTCACATCATCAACAGAAATATCGGATTTACCGGCTATCCAGTCGATAACCTTCCCAATAACCGTCGCCAGCCGCTCAACACCTGTCATAAAGGCCGCTACATCATTTTTAAATTCGGGTGAGGCGAGATAATTCCCAAAGCTACGGATCCCCTCCGACAGGCCATCAATCCATTTTCCCAGTTCCGGGGATTTCAGAACCGTTTCGATCGCACCTGAAAATGCATCCGACAGTTTTCCCAGCTCTGGCGCCAGAGGAGCGAGCCCCCGGATAAAGGTATTGCCGATACTGACTTTGCTGCGGTCAAGCTGAACATTGAAATCCTGCCATTGCTTCAGCTGTTGATCGGTAATCTGTAGCCTCTGAGTATCCTTCTGGGCCTGTTTTGTCATCGCATCGATTTCTGCATCGCTCATGTTTTTAAAGCGATTCAGATCGTCGAGAGTGAAGTAGTTGGTTAGACCGTAGGCCTCGGCCCCTTGCTGAGTACTGCCATTGCGCACAAAAATATCGCGGGCAGACTTAATCATCTGAGGCAATAACGTTGCCGGATCCTGATTGGGGTTAACACCCATCGCGTTAAACTGCCAGCGCTTGCTGAGGTCCAGTTGCGAATCCCGGATAGCACCGAGTGTACCGACAGGATTACCCAGTACCTTCTGATAATTGATGGCGGCAGAATTAAGACCGCCAGCGGTCGTACCCAGCCCCATAGCCGTAAACCGCTGTGCAGAGGCAGTACCCGCAAGGCGATTCATCCCCCATAACCCACCGGCGCCAGCCAGCCCGGTAAATAGCCCCAGCACTGTCCCCCAGGATAACAGGCTGGTGGTGGCATCCTTGATGTGACCAGCGAGGGATTTAGCATCCTTGCTGGCTTTGTTCAGGAAGTTACGAACACCGCTGGTTTTTTTGTTGAGCGCCGTCTGGGATTTGTTGGCCTTTTCCAGATTGCCGTTCAGCCTGTCCAGCCCATCATTGACGGAGGCAATTGCGGCCACACCGTCAGTGAAGGCCTGCGTTATCGCCTCGGTACTGCCACGAACACGTTCCGTTTCCTTCGCTGTTTCACTCAGTCCATGAACGGCACCGCGCCACTGCTCGGGTAACTCCTCAAGCGCTTTTTGATATTCGTTGAATTTTTCCAGAAATGACTGAAATTTTTCATCCTGAACATCAATTTCAACAACGGATTTAGCCACCATTGAAATAGCCCTTTTTCCTTATCTCTTCGAGAATGAACCGCTGCCGGAAGTGGAGCGGGCTTTTGTAGTCGCCACAGTCCAGCTCCCGGCAGAGTTCGGCGAACCCTTCACAGGACGCCCAGGTCAGGAGGGTATGTGTGATAGTTCCTGCGGGGCTTCCGGGGTCGGGGTAGCAGTATCCGTTTTCGACTTCAGCAAAGAATCGCGATACGCCGTAGCGCCCAATGAGACGAGTTGCCCACTGTACATTTTGAGTGCGTGCCCCATCGTGCCCGCCACAAGGTTCGCTTTCTGAATAGCAGAGCTCACCATAAAAAAAACGATTTCACCCTCGATCTCCCGGTATTCGTCCGGAGTAATGAGGTCGTTTTTAAAGGCAGCTTCCAGCGGGGAGGTTTTCCACACCCCGTTATCATTCCAGATAACCGTAGTCAGACGCTGAATATCATCGATGATCGTCGGCGCACCGGGTGCAATGTCCCCTTTCTCCTGCTGTGATTTGATGATTTTTCGTAGCATCATTGCAGCCACACGCGGCGCACCAACCGAGCCAACAAGGGTGAAAAAGTTATTGAACAGGTTGCCCAGCAGCACGCAGTTTTGCTCAACCACTTCATAAGGAAGCGGAACCACGTGCAGGTAAACCATAGAGCCATCGTCGCGAGTGATCGTGCTGACGAAATTCAGTTTTTTATCAATTTTCACGGCAATTAATCCCACATTTTATCGTTGGTGATCAGGTACCCGGACAGCGTAACCACGTAGCCCGCATCCATACCGTTGAGCTGCAACTCGTTAAAATTGACCAGATAGCAGTTCAGCACGGTGTAGTTGCCGAACGTAGTCGTGTCCGGCGTCACCACCACTTCGCCCAGCGCGGTATCGGTAGCAAACTGCTTTTGATAGCTGGCTCCCAGCCCTTGTGTTTTCAGCAGATGAATTGTCAGTGTTACCTGTTGATATGGTGCCTGGCTGCCAACGGTCCCGGTGAGCGTGGGTAAAATATCCGTTGCGGCCGTATCTGGCCGCATGCTGATCCCCTCTTTTCCGAGATAGGACGCGCTGACATTCAGTGCCGGGTTATCGGTGACGGTCACCGCCCCGCGAACCCGGTTGAGAAATCCCTGTGGTACTAATGGATTTGGCATTTATTACGCCCCCACAAAATTGGTTACGGTGAGATTAAACGTGATGGATTCAAAGCCGCGTTTCGGCGTAATGACGGCGCTCAGGCCCCCATAATCCCCCTCATCGTAGGCTGATGGATTAAGACTGGTATAGTTATCGAACGGAACTGCGTTAATGACGGCACTACCCGAATAGGTCCCCTTCTCATACTCCTCATTGAAAGCGTCCTGCGTCAGATTTGTATCAATAACCTGCCCGAGGATCAGTCCATAACTGATACCAGAACGAAGCGTTTTAAGGCCGCGTCGCTGAAGTCGTTCGATACCTTTCTGGTCGTAATAAAGTGGATTCACGGTAGTGTTCGAGCCATTGATCACCTCGTTCGCCAAGTCCAGCTCAAGGTTAATGGCGCACCAGGCTACGGAATACCAGTAGTTGAACGGCTTGCCATCCAGCATGTGCCCAGCCACCAGCATTTTATTGCTGAGTCCACCCTCTGCCGCTGTCCCGATATAGTTCACACTGTCGTTCTGCAGCTTTTTCAGTAAAGTACCGTTTCCGGCTGGTGGGTAATCAGTAACGCCGTACATGAATCGCCAGGCCATCGGAGGAACCATGCTTGAAGACCCAGGATCATTCGAAAGCGATGACTGGAATGGAGCCGCCAAGGCAAACTCACTGGCAGGAATATCCGGCGATTCCACCCCGGCAAAAACAGATTTGTTTTTGGTCGCCACCCAGTCGTCATAGGTTGCAATCGTCGTGGTAACGAAAAAATACACCATTGATTCAGGGGAGGTATAAAGCCCGGTCAGGGTTTTAAATGTGGGTTCATCACCCCACTCACGCGGCACAAGGTACGAGAAGATTTTCTGGTACGTATTGCCCAAGGCAATATCTTCATCAATGAAGTTGCTCAGCGCCGCAACGGCAGCAGGAACGCTCAATTCCCCCAGTTCCAGAACATATACCGCCCGGTTGGTTCCCTGGGCCCAGTACGTGGTATTCATCTGCTGGATTTCACCCGCAGCAACGGCGGTGACGGTCCCCATTGTGGTAGCCGTACCCGGATCTGAGCTCAGCGCATAGGTCAGGGTTTTATCGTCGGTCACCGTAGCTGTAAACGCCCCGTTGTAACCTGTCGGTGCAACCCCGGCAATAATGACAGGAATCTCATCGCCATCAGTCCAACCATGCGATTCGACCAGCGTGACAGTAACGGTATTGGTTGCCCAGACAATGGCTGAGATAGTTTTAGCCGGGGAAATGAGCGATTTCAGATCGTCTTTCGAGGTCAGCAGCTGAAAACTGCCAGGCGTCAGCGTCGTGCCGCCGGTAGAGACCAGCGCACCGGATTTAAGCAGGTTCGACGGCTTTGGCGGGTTCTTCACCGACACCTTAATATTAACAATTGCCATTACATTATTTCTCCACGTAAATGGACGGAATTGCAGACGTGATCAGCTTACGGGCGACGTTCCTCATCCGCTGCTGGTAGTAGTTAACTTTGAATTTGATGGTTTTACGCATGGCGATGATATTCAGCTCGTTCTGCGTTACGCGTTCATCCTGAACAACCGGGATATTCATCACCCCCATTTCAGCGGTATCGCTCATGGTGTAGTCGTGAACGTAACGCAAAAAATCCTCAACATTGGCATTACGCAGTCCAGTGATGGAGATCGTCACATCCTCAGAAACCAGCTGATACTGGTTCTGCCGCTCATCGAGATAAAAGCTCCCTGCGATCGGCGTGGTGTTGCTGCACTTCACTGTTGCATACGGCGGGGAAAGGTTCTGCAAAGATAGTTTTGCCGGATACATCGGCATGAATTGGCTCAGGGTGAGCCAGATCGGTAACGAGTTAGAAACCACCACATCCGCAAGATCAATATCGTCAGGCGAGTCAACTATCTGTGACAGCATGTGGGGATAAATCGCATTCCCGGTGTAATGGTAAATATTGGCAGGTTCGTTCAGCCCGGAGCGCCGGGAAAACGCAAACTTGATGCCGTAAAACTCACCTATGTACAGCACCTCAGAACCGATATCGTTGAACGGATCAATGTCAGCCTGAGCTGTGAACGTGACCACATTTTTATCGTAGAGCTGCTCCTCATCCTGGATGCTTTCCGTCGTCAGATGCAGGTAACCTTTGACGTCTTTAAGGTCGGGTTCGCTACCAGGGTCATTTGCAAGAATCGAAGCCTTAACCCAGAAAACGAACCCATCTAACGGCAACACCTTACGAACATATTTTGTAAAGGTCACTGAGGCCGAACGGCTTAAATCCTCCAGCCCCTGAACCAGCGAAGCATTAAGCTCCGTTTTTGCCTGAGATAGCTCACTGAGGGAAGGCATTCAACACCCCGCTTACCCAGGCCCGCATAGAGGCCTGAAACATTCCCGTATCGATGAAAGAGGGGCGCGGCTCCCCTTTCTTGTTTTTGAAACGTTTGCTGATTCCTTCAAGCGCCCGGGCTGTCGGGACACCTTCGGTACCATTCATTTCGGCGTTATCGAGAAAAGCGACAAAAAGGTGATGAACCTGCGACATTGATTCCGCAAAAGGGTCGGAGGGAGGCGGCGCACCTGCCAGCAAGTTCTCAAGGCCTGCAGCAAGGTCATTACTCATCAGTTGAGCAATCTCCTCACCATGCCGATCAAAGAACGTCTGCATAATGTGATATTTTCCCTCAAGAATTTCGGCCACATCTCCGGTGGTCGTATTCTCGTTTTCGTAGGGTATATCCATCACGCCCAGGTGAAGTTTCATGTAAGCCCCCACAAATCACCATATTGCTGAGCGATTGCCAGGTACCAACGACCGTATGGATCTTTGAGTTGTTGGAGGTCAGCAAGAGAAAGATTTTTTAGCGCGTCGCTGACTACGCGGGTCTGGCTGGTTGACTCATCAGCGGAAGCACTGATAACACCGGCAGTGAAATTATTAATACCCAGTTTTTCACGTACAGGGCCGAAAACATCCTCGGGACCGAAGTTAATCAGGAAGGAAGCCGCGAGGTTATAAACCGCCTGCGAATAAAGAACTGGGCTGATACACGCAATCTGGCGGTTCACCCAGTCCAGCGACATTGACCAGGTAAGGTAAATAGCGGGGGCATCATCGGGTAAATCATCGACATTTACGCCCATCGTATTGCGAATAAACAGGATAAATCCGGCCAGATCAGGCATGGCGTTCCTCACTTATTTTTCTTTTTGGATCCCGCACTCACCGCCAGTGTTTCATCAACGAATTCGGTTTCATCTTTATCATCCGTAGCGTTCAGGCGTTGCTCTGCGCTCACCTCCAACTCTCCCCGATAGCCGTTGTCTTGTTCACTGAGCGCGCTGTCTGTTGCCAGTACAGACGCCTGCCGGCGGTCATGAGCTGCACGATTCAGATGACTATCGTTATCCCGCATGGCTTTTTCGATCACTTTTGACGCCACGGGTTTATCAATGCTGTAACACAGCCCGATATAAATACGGTTCTGGTCAATTTTTGTCGCATCAATCAGGCCGTACTCAGCGTGCTGCTGAATAATGAGGTCGATCTCTGCGCGTGTTCCATCAATAACGACAGCCTGGGAACCAGCATTAATCGGGTGATACACGAGACGACCAGTTTCAGGTTTGCGATAGGCGAAATCGTGACGCTGTTTGGTGGTATTAGCGATATACAGTTTCATGTGTACTCCTGGGTATAAAAATCCCCGCGCACCACCAGGTACGCAGGGAAATCTGCGAGGGGAAATTAATTGCTGTATTTCATCGAAATGATGGTCAGTGCCTCAGGACGAAGCACCCAGCCGGAAGTGGAGCGCAGTTCGGAAAGTACGTCGATCGCACCGCCCGCAATCGGAGTTGGGATTTCTCGCGGTGCAGGCATGTCACACAGCATTAGTGATGTCGCTTCCAGCGACGGGCTGAGTTTAGCGAATTCGTTAGTGTTGATTTTCGCGTTTACCTCCGGCCGTTCAACTTCAGGCATGGCGATAATTACTGCATCAGTGCCATTTGCTCCGGCTCCGATTAATGTATCGTCGTACGCCCAGTCAATGCCGCAGTCTGCATCGTCTGCAACTCCAGCGACGGTACCTTTAACTGTCGCCGTACCACCGCCCGGACGCTGGTAGCTGGTCAACTGAACAATCTGCTGCATCTCCATCGTACCCAGCGTACGCTGAGGGCCAAGAATAACCATTCGCGATGGACGGCCCATTTGCATAGTGCGGGTGCGGATTGCCTGAATCTGTGCCAGCAGGAATACAGCCATTTCGCCATGATCGTAAGTCAGGACGGTAGTGTTTCCGCCACTGTCTGCCGGAAGACTAATAGTGGTCGCACCGTTGGTATTCAGAACCCCTTCACCACCTGCTGGGTTCATACCGTACAGCAGCGCATTTCGCAGTTGCTGGAAAATTGCCTGGCGGGTACCGAGACGCTGGGCTTCCGGCAATGCAATCCCCCAGTTCCCCGCAGCGGCCATATCATGATGATCGTAAATGGCGCGGGCGCGGAACATATACGTTGGCGTACTAACCATTCGTGCATCCAGTGCAACGGAGGGTAATTGGTTGGCATTACCAGACTGGCTGGAGGTAACCTGAGTACGAATATCCAGGCGTTTCATGTAAACGTACTGGTCACCGTCAGACAGACGAACCAGCGGGTTACCGCTGGCCATAACGGAAAACGCGCCGGATGCCTGCTGATAGGACAGGATCATTTCCGGCATGATGTACGACGGATTTACAATTTGATAAGCGGGTGTAATAGCTGGCATCTCTTAGCCTCTCCTGATTACAGCAGAATTACCGCAGCGTTTCCGCTGTCGTTCCAGGTAGCAAAGCCCGTCGCCGAATCGTAAGAAACGGTTTTGCTGTTACCCATCTGCATTTCGATGATTTTTACCGGAAGGGCGACGTCCTGCACTTTTGCCGCCCCTACCGTTCCCTGAGTGGTTGCATTGCCCGTAGGCACTGAAACCGGGGTAAAGGTGAATGTGGTTGCCGTAGGAACACTGAGCACCTGAACGATGCCGTTATATGCAGCCGGAGCCGCGCCAGTAATATCCACATAACCGCCCACTTTCAGCCCATGAGCGCTGGAAGTCGTCGCGGTAGCGAACCCTGCAGCATTGGCAGTAGGTGCAGTCCATGTGATTTCCGTGGTCGCCACATCTGCCGCTACTGTGCTGAATACATCGAGGCAGTCCTCAGCAAAGTTCCACACCAGCGGCTGATTAACAGAAATCCCCGCGCTGGCCAGAGAGATCACGGCATCAGACGCCTTGACCGGAACACGCATCCCGGAACCAAGACGATAGAAAGACACGCTCATGTTGCTGAGGAAAAGGGGTACTGGCGATTGCGGAGTGGTCAGGCCATTGTGTGCCTGGTTGAATACAGAGAACCCCACCAACTGAGAAAGAGTGGTTGCCCGCTTAATAACGCTGCCTCGTGGTGCTGAAGATGCTCCCAGCACCAGTTCATTGACAGCCAGACCGCCCCAGAGAGGTTTTACTTCATCGCTGGAGAGGGTACCGGACGCCAATGCATAGCGCGCAGCTGGATCATCCAGCGCAACCCCCTGAATGAGACCATCGGATTTCGTGTAGAAAGTACCGCGCGCATTTGTGGTCTGCATTGGGTTTACTGACAGAACGCTCGACATGTTTATTGTTCTCCGGTTGATTACTGGTTAATGCCAGCGAGCTTACGGCTGACTGCCTGGAACGGAGCCCACGTCGCAGACGGGTCACCGATAAAGGTGCTGATACGGCGCCCGGTGGCGTCGGTGCGAATGACTTCACGCAACCCTGCGCCGGGTTCCAGACTGGATGCCGCTGATGCCTGCGCATCGGCATAGATTTTTTTCTCCGCAATGCTCAGGAGTTGACTGTCTGCAATGGCATGCAAATCCACTTCTTTATAATCAGGAGAATATTTTTGCAGGCGTGTCATGATGCGGCGGCGGTATGGCATCGCACGTTCACCCGCCATTGGTTGCGGTGCACGCTCCCCGAAAGAAGCAAATACACTGTCTGCTTTGCACTGGGTATCAGCGATTTCGTTACGTTCTTCGTCGCTGAGTTCCTGAGGTACACGGCTTTTCATTTCTTCCATGTCCGCACGGATTTTTTCCAATTCAGCGTCAGCTTTCGCCTTTTCTTCGGCTTCTGCATCTGCCTTGGCTTTCGCATCAGCATCTGCTTTCGCTCTTTCTTCCTCTTCCTTGAGACGGGCAGCATCTTCATCAGCTTTAGCCTTTTCTGCTGCTTCGGCATCTGCTTTCGCTTTTTCCTCAGCATCGGCCTTTGCGCGGGCTTCGCGAGCGTCCAGCGCCTGGTTAATGAGTGCTAATACTTTTTCTTCATCCATTTTCTGGACCTCGTTCAAAAGTGTGTCGGATTTAACTCCCGTCGGTTCCCCCAGCTTGTCCCAGACGCCCTGCTCACAAATAGCCAGGTGATCCAGTAAAACAGGAGTTCCTTCCAGCAGTAGCGGTTCGCCATCGACGTCGATCAGAACGTCATCGCCGCCCGTCACCGTGGGGGATGTACTGAGTTGCCGCGTTGAAAGATTCGCGGCGGCGTCGGTGTCGTAAATGCGGGCCATTCCCCACACCTCATCACCTTTTATCCAGGCAAACGTAATCGTCCCGATCGTCCTTGAGGCGAATTCTTCGCTATTCAGCGTGTTTTTTTCTGGATGCCACCAGATAACCGGCAGGCCAGAACACCGGGCAAGAAATTCATCCGTCAGGTAATTTTCAGGGGAGCGGTAGGCGTATTGCCTGAATTTGGATCGCCATGTAACACCCGTTCCAGTGATACGCAGCGCCCACAGGTACATATTTCTGAAAAATTGCGGGGATGTGAGTTGCCCGTCGGCAATAAGCCCGGCAACATCCATTTCATTGAGTGGTTCGGCATCAAGCATCGACACCATACCTGGATGAAGCTGATCGGGCAGTTCATCTGGAGAAAACCAGCCACAAGCCTGATTTTCATCGTTCAAAACCGCGTCGAATAGCTCAATATCATCAGCAAGGTAGGTGACATAGCCATCAATCAGGGTATGAGGCGTCAGCGGCGCGGAATAATCAAACCCGCACTCTTCCAGCACTTCACGCCTTGCAGCGGATTCTGGCGTCTCCCCCTCTTCGAGTTTTCCGCCCGGTACCGCCCACGAACCATCATCCCCACGCTTAACCAGAAATATTTTCCCGCCAGACTTAAACAGGATCCCGGCAGCGTAGGTTTTCACTTATCCTCCGTTTTTTGTGGTCTCGAAGTTTGCAGAACGACGACCGACCGACTTGTTGCCTTCAATGAATTTCCGCCATTTTTCGGTTTTCATTTCATCAGGGAGGCTTCGGACGTTGTAGATGTACGTCAGGTAGCATCGGCAAAATACCTCTTCACCCGGTTGAGTGATTTCATCGAGATAGCCAGCCGGCCCCACCTTCATAAATCCCTTTTTTATCGCCCAGTTGCCACGAATGGCGTACACCAGCAAATCACGTTCCTTATGAGGTTCACGGAAATCATAATTTGGCTGTCGCCAGTGGCTGTGCCAGACAGCAGCAATTGCCCCACACTCAGTGGCAATGATGTTATCTATGTTGGCGATAAGCTTATGCGTCTGATCGACCATCACCCGACGCTGCTCAAAATCAATCTGGCGGGCAGATTTTGCTATGTGCTGGCTGGTAGCAAGTACACCGGACCGGGAAGAAGCCGACAGGCCAGCGCTCATTTCGCTTATCGGCGGGATACTGGTTGCCCACCCGCTGAAACGCTGAATTGTTTTATCGATGGCCTGCGTACGGTTTAGTTTTATCAGATCGGTGGATGCCATGATCCGTCGATCCAACTCAGCACGAAGTTTCGGCTCAAGGTAATTCAGAGTGAAGCGACTCACACCTATATGGCGTTTCAGCGCTTTTTCCCGTCCAATCTCTAGGTCATAGGCTGCAGTTAGCCGGCGGCTGACGTATCGGTACAGGTCATTTCCATCAACTTTGTTTTCCGTAGCATTGCGCAGGCGCTCAGTCCACATGATCAGGCTTTCTTCGCTGCTGTAACCGTATTCCAGAAAATGTTTAATGGCGTCACGCAGCTCTTTCACGAATGAGGCCATCGTAGTTATCCTCGTTATCGTTGCCTGTTGGAGGTGGGTCCGGAGGGCATTGCTCCAGCAGTTCGTAATCCAGCTCAAGCCGATCAGCAAACAGGTTTTCGTTCATGTTGGCGTTTTCACAGCCCCATTTGATGAGCGTTGCCCTGTTTTGTGGATCTTTGGTGAGCTGAGGCAGCAGCACGTTCAGCATCTCAGTAATCGCCTTAAAGCGGGTTTCATCAACTTTGACTTTTTCGCTTTCGGGCTCTTTCAGCGCTGACGGCCAGACGTAGTCGAAATTGTTCACCCAGGAATTGAATGCTGCCTCCCAGGTGATTTTTTCGTACTCTGGCATGTCGTTTTTCAATGCTTCGAAAAATTCACGGGACCAGGCACGGTATTGCACGATGCGCACAAAGAAATCGTAAAGCGGCTCAAGATCTTTGCGAACGTCATCAATGTATTGCGCTACCGCTTTTGCATCCTCGGTACCTTCACCAAATCCGCGTGTGAATGTCTCGCTGTTAAGCAGAATGGCGGGCATGTCTGCCGCCGTAGCGATATTCGCCAGAATGTGATTACGTGCGGTATCCAGTGGCTTTTCGAGGTTCTGCATATCGAGCGATTCAATTTTGTCATTCTCACCGACCTGTAACACATCTCCGTTTCCGCCACGCTTCAACATCCAGCGCTTAATACCGGACATTTTCTGCATCATGTTGTTAACGATAGAGCTAGCCTGCTTGATAAACGCCACCAGCAGTCCGGCTTTAATCGTTACCATGTCATCAGCGCGCATCGACTGAATGAATGACTTCAGCGGATAGAGCGCACGCTGATAAACGCTGCGCCCGGCAAAACCAAAGGATGACGGCGTGTAAGCCAGATAAATAGGATCCTCATTCATCATCACGCAGCAACGGCTATGGTGGTAAGGTTGCCCGGCGGCGGTCACACTTCCCACCTTCTGGAAATCAGCAGAATTAGGATCCTGATTGAGTACCACAGAGCCAGCTGTATTCATCGGATCCAGCACGTTGAAGGTGATGGATTTTTTATATAGCGTATCAAACTCAGCAGCTTCGTTCGTTGGCTCGCCGTCAATGAGCATCACCACCGCACCTACACCGTAAATGCGGGACTGGCGCGCAGTGTTGGCAATGATGCGATCGGCTTTAATCGCTTTCCACTCGCGCTCGAAAGCTTCACGCAGTCGCCTTTCAGGTCCACGCGTAACATGGACCGTGCGCGGTTCTGACATCGCCAGTTTTATCGGGCGATCGACCATCTTTCCGCCCAGCGGGTGAAACAAATAAATCAGCTTGCAGAGCTCGTACCCTGCCTGCGCGCCGGGTTCAATGCTCCCGCCCTCCAGAATCTTACTGAGGACGCCAGCATTACTGCCCATGCAAATATCGTCGTCGTCCTGCATCAGAACCCCTCTCCGTTACCAAGGCCAAGCGCGACGCCGTAGTTAAAGCAGTCAAACAGATCGTCGTCCTGGTCTTCTTCACCGATGATGAACTTGAGCACCTGCGTCAGAAGATGATTTTTCTTCGATTGCTTGTACTCAACGATTTTGTCAAAGGCGTATTTAGAAATGCGTACTTTCCCGGATGCCACATAACCAGAAATGTTGATGGCGCGGGATTCTTTGGGAAGTGACGTTAAATCACTGTCGATAGGGTGTACGTTCCAGCCCTCATTAGCGCCCTGCTGTAACAGGGTGATGCCGGTTGCCTTGTCCTCGATAAACAGGCCTGTAGTCCCCATACGCGCGCGGCATATTTCGCTAAGCTGTTTGGCCTTTCCTTCCCACTGAGGAACAATGTCTTTCAGGAAATATCCGTCAATCTGGATAATGTCCCAGTCCAGAATAATGAGGTGTGGCGATGGCAGGTTATCCAGCGCAAACCAGATGCAGGAGGAGCCATCGTTCTGGAGTTTCCCCTTCTGCGCACAGTCAACGACGCCATAAACTGTATCGCAGGAAAACGGGTAGTCGACAGGCGCGCCATCTTCCAAAATCCAGTCGAGTTTGAAAAAGTTCTGCCCGCGCCAGTCCACAAATTCAGCGTTATATTCCTGCTGAACCACCAGCGGCGGACGACCATCAATAATTCGCGCCAGCGCAGCCGGATTAATAGTCGGGTTGGCAGCTGTCGGTGCGTGATGTTCCTCCCAGCCCATCGATTTATCGTTACAGGCCTGATAGAAAAAATTCTCGTCATCAACGCCTTTTGGCGTACCGGCCATTACTGCATCACCATCAAAGTCGAGCAGAGTTGGCTCTATTGCCTGTTCCCAGATATCACGCATGCCCTTCTTAACGAGGCTTCCCTCATCAATAATGACTTTGTGATATTTACGGGATCGACCAGCGTCAGGGTTATCCAGCGTCCAGAACTCGACCTGCCCCCCACCAATGGTTTCGATAATCGCATCGGTCTTACTGGAACTAATAGTGATCGGCTTTAACAGGTCGCGTATAGCTTTAAACGACGGCAGCAGAATTTTATAAGACGGCGCAAACCAGCCTACGCGCATTTGCCGCGCTGCCCAGTTCCCTCCAGCCTGCTCCAGCATCGTTGTCTTACCGTAACGACGCCCGGCACGGATAACTTTTCGTTTTGCAGGGGAACGATAGATTTTCTTTTGCCCTGCATGGAACGGCAGGAACTCAATAACATGTTCAGTCGCCATCAGGGGAATTCACCAGTTTAATGACCACTGTCGGCTCGTCGTCTTTGCCCTTGCCTTTACGCTTAAGCTCAACTTCCTGTTCCAGACGTTCGGCTTCGGCGGTGCGTTTTCGGATTTCCAGATCCAGCAGCCGTTGCGCCAGTTCGGATTCAGTCAGGCCAAGACGCCGCATTATCGCTTCAAACATTTTTTCGCGGCTGATGGTCGATATCTCAATTCCCCCTTTCACCAGCTTGGTACCGGAGTATGCCAGGCGGGCTATTGAGGATAATTTGGTTGTGTCAGCAAAATACGGCCTGCCAACTCCATCACCATTGCAGCGAGGGCAATCAGGATTAGGCTCGCGGTTGTGGTTGTAGCCATATCCGCCAGCATCGTCCGGCTCTTTCCCTTTTTTGGCTTTTGCCTCTGCTTCCCTCTCTTCGAACTCGATAACATCACGCCATTGGTAGTGATGACCAAAGCCCCAGCAGTAACGGCAACATCCCCGGCGATATTGCGAGATTTCGTTAGCGTCGAACGTAGCGAGCTGCCACATCTTTTCGAGCACTTCATCTGCACTCGCCAAAGTGCGCACAAGTGAATCTCTTTGCTGCTGCGCAATTGCCTGCGCAACGTGAGGTAATGTTAGGAGTTGCCTACCATAGCTTGCGTCACTGTAACCAGCTCGCTCGGCTGCGGCTGTCGCGTTCTGGTCTATGAGATATTCAGCAACGAAGCGTTTCTGTTGGGGAGTCAGTTCACTATCAAGAAGTTTCTCTGCGCTTTTCCTTGCCTGCGCAGTGCGCATTTTTTTCTGCGCAGATTGTTGCGCATTTTGCGCAGTAGGTTTTTTTATGTAGCGGCGGGCAGATGTGTAATTCAGTCCCTGCGCTTCACACCAGTCTTTGGGGGAAATACCGGATTTAGCATGCTCGGCGAGGAACTGGTGTTGCAGTGCTCCCCAGTCCGGTTTTGCCATGATGATTCCCTAAAATTACAGCTATTAAAAAAGCCACCCGAAAGTGGCCTTTGTGGCGAATATAACCATATCTGGTTGCTAGAGCTTGTTAAACGCGATGCAGTGTATCCGGAGGTTATCCCGCAACTTTGATTTTTGTTCCATCAGGCCATCAAAAATCTCTTGCGCAGAAACTGAAGCATCACTGACATAAGTCTCACCATACGAATACTCAGGTAAATGTTCCCACGTTTTTGCGTCATAAGCATTCCACGAAAAAAACCAGAGTTGCTTATCCATACCATCTCCTTTTCCAAGACTGGTATTGTGCATTATCGCAGACACTCAGGGAATGCCTGCTGTAATGCAAAATCATTCACTCACTAACCGAACATCCTTTCCGTTCGTCTCAATTCTCGACCACTGCAATTTACCATTGGCATATGCGGTGACCACTCGGTCAACTGTTGGTTTCCACATAATTTTCTCCAGATAACAAAAAACCCGCCGAAGCGGGTTTGGTTTGACTCCATTACTTAATCGACAAGGATAATATCCTTCAATACCGGGTTCATAATGGGCCCTTTAAGTTCTTGCCCTTTAATATTGATAGGGATCGGCATTTCAGTATGCATAGGTACATCCATGCGTCCATTCACAGGATGAATAAACGTTAAGTTCATCGTACCATTTTCCATTCCGACGAAATTACCGATTTGCATGCCATAAAGACTGAACATCTTTCCTGTCGCTGGTCCGGTACCACCATTCTCCAAAAAATCAGCAATACTTTTCACTAAATTTTCTCCATTTGTTGCGTACGCATGGTGAAAATATCAGAGATAAGGAGCTAATAGATTGATCAGGATACGAATTTTTTAATTTCACACCCTTCATTGCCTCCCAAACCCAGAGACTTCAGACGGTATAACTAATGCTGTATCACTTTGTCGTAGGTGCGTTCGCAGGTACTTCCTGCGACATAACGCTCATCAGCCTCTTTTGCGAATTTTCCCGCCAGATCGTCAGCTTCGCCGAGCAACTGGGCGAGCAATATTCCGGTCTCAGCTTTTGCCTGGCTTGCTGCTGCAATTGCGGAAATTCTGCCGGTTTCACTTGTTGCGAGTTGCCGTTGTATTTCGGCGAGCTGCTGTTGCAACCCACCACTAGCACGCTTAGCAGCGTCAGCATCAGCCTGTACTTTTGCCAGTTCTTCATCGGCTTTCTCTCGTTCTTCATTTACGGCGCGCTGGCGGCGCTGCTCTTCAGCTCTTTCGGTTACTTCACGCTGCAACGTAGTGGTCGCATCAGTAAGGTCACGCTGGGCCCACTGCAATTTCCAGGATGAATCCGCTTCTTGGTAACCACGTGAATAACACCAGTACGCTGCCGCACATAACAAAAAAGCCACCAGCAGTATTTCTGCTAATGGCTTCCAGAGTTTTTTGATTACAGCGAAAAGTGTGCTCATACCAACACCGATTTCGCTTTTTCATAGCGGGCTTTACGGTCATCAAGACCATTAGTGCCACCGTTAATTATTTTCGTAACAGCCTTAATATCACCGCTACGTTTTAGACAACCTTTCGAGGCAAAGAACCACGCCGCCGAACGAGCTGCATATTCGTCCTGCTCCAGTAACTGTGGGGACAGTATCAAATCGGCCCCCAGTCCTGCGCCGCAATCCCGATAATTGTCATGACCGGTAATCTGAATCAGGCCACGCCCGCGATAATTCCAACCGTCGTTCTCTTCAATGTTTCCCATTCGGTGGGCGTAAACAATATTAGCGATAGCTTTCTGGTTCGCAGGGTGATCAGCAGTGCGCCCGTAGAGCTGCGCTGTATCACCAGGAAAATATTTCCCGAATGTCGCTTTCAAACCATCAGCAGAATAATTTAGGTTCTCGACAATGCGGGTAAAACCGCCGGACTCATGCCCGACCTGAGCAATGAACATCGCCTGATCGTCTGCAGATTCAATACCAAACTCTTTCATTGCTGCATTTAATGGTTGAAACCATCGCGAGGTAAGGTCGCCGCTGAGATTTGCAGCCTTTTGGAGCTGATCCTTATTCATAATCACACCTTGTTATTGTCGCCACCGACACCAAGTCGATTGCCAATTAACCGCATTGCAAATCCTCGGATGGCATCAACACCAATCAGCCCGACGCCGCCACCGATGGCCACAGACAGAGATTTAGGCCAACCGAAATATTCCAACGCTGATGAGAAGGTCAAAGTCAGAGCACCACAAAGAAGAATTTCGAGTGTTTTTTTCTTCCAGCCGCCACCACCACCAAAGTAAGCGATGCGTAAACCAGCCATGAATATCGACATGAGAACAGCGCCCAGCGGCGTATCTCCGCGCCACCAGCTCTGGAATAATTCCAGCCAGTCCGGCCAGGTATTGGGGTTATGAGGCATTTTCATGATCTCTCACCTCGCGCATATTGCGGGTGCTAATTGAGGGAATAAAAAATCCCCGAACATCCAGGAGCGGAAACGGGGAAAGGCGTTGCGCTAAACGGACCTGTCAGCGGCCTTAAATGAAAAAGCCCCGGCGTATGCCGAGGCCCATGCGAATAATTGATAGCTACCGATCTTCTAGTTTCTTGCTTGAAATCAAACCACTTGTCATTTCATAACCGTTTATATGACCACAGTAAGGACAGACAATAGGTTCTTTCTCTTTTCCACCGGGAAATCCTCCACTATGTTCCCAGTAGATGAACTCCTTCTTACAGCTCTGGTTGCTACACACTGTATTACTCATTGCATCACTCCATTTAAGGCAAGGAAGTAAACACATAACACAACCAAAGCTTGAGTCGAAGATTTAAATCAATAAAAAACCCGCCTTATGTGAGCGGGTCTTTTTGATTTGTCGCTGCGGGTGTAGCTTCGCGAGCATAGCTGAATTCAAGCAATCCCCGCGCAACTTTGCAACCGGAATCGATCAGCTTTTTTATCGAATACATCACACATTGGTAAGTACAGCATGGCTTCTGCCATCTGCAACCAAACATCAATTCGACTTTCGCAGGTACGTAGGCACCATTCCGGGTGACGAGTATTCAGTTCTCTTGCCATGGCCTTCTTACTCATACGATCCTTGTACCGATCAACTACCAGTTTAAAAAGGCGCTGATGACCTGTACGAACCAATATTTCACCGATCACAGCATCCATTAACAGGCCTTCTTCATCGGTACAGAATGCAAGGTTGCTTTTTTCTTTTCCGGAAAGCATATCCAGAAAATATGACATCAGTTCACCGTGATCCAGACCCGATGATTTGAGATGCTTCAACACCTGCTGAATAGCAGTTTTACTGATTTTTTTTGACGCGAGAAGGTTATTAAACATGTGACCACCTGAACCAGATCCAATATATGACCATCGGCCCCACATACGAAGTTTACCCTGAATCCAGACTGACTCGAGGGTGTTTAATCGCAGCATTTCACCACCCTTTCCTGTCGTTGATGGGTTAATCATATAAACGCCTCCTCTCTCCAGATTTGTTGGGTACGGAAAACACCTTCGGCGTGATATAGCCTTAGGGTGTCCTGATCAATATCGGTTTTCACACGACCATCGATTACGTCATGGCAACAGTTGCAGGCAATTGCTGCCTGCATGTCATGTGGTTTGATTCCCATCCCGCAGGTGTCACTCATACGATAATGGGCAAGGACGCTGGTTTCTGGATCAAAATTGCAGATACCAGGAATGCGCACGGTACATATGCGCCCGCGCGCTTGTTTGGTGAGATCGATTTTCTTCATGCTGCATAACTGAATAATTGAGAGGCTGCGTTTTCTGCGGCCTGCTGGGTGGGAAATGTGCGGAACAAAATATAATTCCATAGCACATCAAGTACGGATTTATAGAGTTGGGAAAACTCGAGATCGTCCATTTTGGCAAACGATATGGATTTGGGTTCGTTGCGGGTAGTACCGTCAGGCATTTCGTATTGAGTATAAAAACCCGCCTCAATAGTTACCCAAGCTCGGAATGCTTCAAAGGATTTTACAGCGCTGATATTGCCGGCGCGTTTTTCTGCCTCCTCACGCAGGTACTGATCGGCCAACTCCTGGAGTGTTTCTTCATGACCAGCATAATGGGCCACCAGCTGCACATACCCACGAACCAGTTTTTTATCTGCCGGGGATATTGCACCGCCCGACGGTTGCCAGTAATCAAAACCAAGATTCAGGAGTGCAAAAAATTTACGGTGAAATGCCGCATTACGTGCCTGTTTAAAGTCAGCATATAAAACAGCACCAAGACGGAATTTTTTCTCGATAAATTCCCGTGCGTCAGGCGTCGCCGGAATTAATACTCCGCCTGCTGATTTTACAAATGAATACTGCGCCATTGGTTTCCCCTTTAGCGCAGCAATTGCTCAGAAATACAGATGCCGGGTGCTCAGTCCGGTACCATAATTATATCTTAGTTTTACCTCTTTGAACAACGACACAACCTGCTTGTTCTGCCAGTTCTAACAAAGACTTAAGCGATGCTACGTGCTCATCATCGTAGATGTTCCTGAGTGCTGTCACCTTACCATTCTTGCAGGTTATGAGAACGCGACCGTTATCGGGGAGATGTTCCCCTACCTCCGTCTTTTTGAACACGTTCCCTCCCTCACAAGCACACTGTATAAACATACAGTATATATACTCCCAAGTGGCAGTAAGTGCAAACTTTTAAGGGCACAAAACGTTAAAACATCAAGCATGGTTATTTTGTACCCACCTGTTTAATAACGAAAAACCGCCATTATCTGGCGGTTCGTCTCTAAGGTTTTAGGATGTCGTGACATGTCACATTGTCAGTTTTACCGCATGCCATCCGCGTGTAACCCAGCACTGAGAATCACCTGCACACGGGCATGATTTAACTGGCAGCGCATCCCCGCATTTACCGCAGCGGTTAGCGCTGATTGATTTGATATGCCACTTTACACGCGCATCATCCTGGCGAATGAGAAGCGCGATGTATTCACCCATTTCATAGGGTGCGCGGCCCGGTCGACGATCTGCGCAGTTTCGGACAAGCATTTCCAGTTCCTGCGCATCCAGCACCAGTTCAAGTTTCCGCTCACCAGCGGCAGACTGTCTGGCACGCTGTGCTGCTTTACGCTCTGCTGCTGATTTTCCCATTACGCGGCCTCCCTGCTTACACATAATTCAGGCAAATTAGCCCTCACCAGTGCCTCTGCAAACGGTGGCGGCACAGCGTTGCCACAACGTGCTACCTGCTTGTCCTTCGCGTACTTCTTACCCCGATAGTCCTGGTCGATGATGTACCACTCAGGGAAGCCCTGCGCGCGGTAAAGTTCATGCGGTTGCAGCATACGCATGCCAATATCAACGATGCGGTAAGTTATGCCTTCAACGGTCACCAGACCGTCGCAATCCTCGCCGCAGTATTCCCGCAGAAACTCAAGCGTCTGCTGCGCGCGATGTTCGTCGTATTCATTGACCGCAAGAGTGGTTTTCACCTCCCCTATGTGCAGCCCGCCCGCCGTCACCGTTGGCATTGGTTCACTGGTTGGTTGTCCGTCCCGGCATGTGCCGCGCAATTTCACCAGGTGAGAGGTTATTGCAGCATGATGATTTCCCGTCGTTAAGGTATGAGCCGGATTGTCCAGCGTACCGCCCGGATGACCAGTGTTATTGACCATCAAATGCGCAGCGACAACTGCGTGGTGATCGACCGTGGTAACTGAATGAACAGGCTCATCTAAACCGACGCCAGGTCCCGAGTAGTTGCCACCGTAGTGTTTCGCCAAAAATGCGCTCACCGTCGCGAATTTATTCCCGCCTGCAGTAACGGTGCCCAGCGGGTTATCCAGTCGCAGCACACGCGGTTCTTGCCCTGGACGTTCGCCATATCCCATCTGAATCAGCGTAGGCGTCACCAGTTGAGATTTACCGCCACCACCAGCTGTGATGGTTGCGCTCGGTTCGTCTACCCTGTGGCCGACGCTGGCCCCAAACTGGCGGGCGATTACCGGCGCAACAAGACAGGCGCGGGATTGCTTCAGAATGGTATGAGCAGGTTTATCCAGCGGGCGCGGTTTAGCCTGGTATTCACTGCCGCCGTTGCCAGCCAGGAACGGGGTCAGCGCGGCTTCTACCAAACCAAGAGCATGCCCATTCCCGCCCGGGCGTTTTGATGTGCCAGCGGTTACCGTCGGTACCGGTTCGATAATGGGCTGACCGGTTGCGCCGGTGCGGAACTTTGTGAGATGTGGAACGGCTAACGCGTAGCCGTGGGTTTTGGTAATGGTCTGCAATGGCTCACTCAGTGCCTGACCACGGAAACAGTCGTAACTCGTTTTGGTGCTGGTGTGATTGCACTTCACGATGAACGGCGCCGCACTGTCGATAACAAATCGCTGAATGCCACGCGCGATGCGCTTCAGGGTATTTTCTGCCAGCGGCTTTTTGCGAGCGAAAATTGACGGAGCAGGAATTGTCCAGTCGATACACTCCGCAGCCGTACGCCACGGTGCCAGCCTGCCCGATTGAACCGCCGGAGATTTAGGATCTCCGTGCGTCGGTTCCGGCCACACAATCGGCTTACCATCGCGGCGCATGACCATAAAGAAACGTTTTCTGATTGTTGGTGCGCCATAGTCGCAGGCGCGCAGTTCGCGATACTCAACGACATAGCCCAGGCCTTTTACCAGCCGCGCGGCGTCTTCGCTATCAAGCGAAATATTCAAAAACTCGCAGCATTCCTCCAGCGCCGGATGGTTCGCCGGGATGCCAGTTGTCAGCATGCCAATAAACGCTTCAAAAGTTTCGCCTGCGCGGGCTGGGTCTGGTCGCATTTCTCCAGCCAGTAGCGGTCCCCAAGTTTTAAACTCTTCGACGTTCTCCAGTTTCATTACCCGCGGCTCAACATCCAGCCCCCAGCGCAACACTACCCAAGCCAGTCCGCGGATCGCTTTCTCGACAGGTTTAGCGCCTTTGGCTTTAGAAAAGTGGCGGCAATCTGGAGAAAACCACGCCAGCGCCACCGGACGACCTGCGGTAGCAACCTTTGGGCGAACCTCATACACAGACTCGCAATAGTGCAACGTATCAGGATGGTTCGTCGTGTGCATCGCTACAGCGTTCTCGTCGTGGTTAATAGCAATGTCAACGCTGCGACCGATTGCCATTTCAATACCTGTCGACGCGCCACCGCCGCCAGCAAAATTATCAACGATGATTTCTCTCACGCGTATTTCTCCATAGCGGTAGCCAGCGAACATGCTGCGGTGATGATGGCCGGAACCGGCATTTTCTCCAACCACATACGGTTGATGTGATGTTGCAGGCGACGCTGGTGATGTGCTGGCAATCCCTCGGCACCCTTAATCTGAGAAAAAACCATTTTCACTTCCGCTGGCCAAACTGTTTCAGAAATATTAGGAAGAAGTAAGTTTTCCAACTCAACAATTCGGCGATATGCGTAACCCAATAAAGCGTCCTGTAGCTCAGCGTTCATAGTGCCTCCGCTTTTTCTTTTGCATATTTTTTTAACGAGAAAGCCAGCCTCGCAGATGCAATGGTTACATAGTCAGGATCAAGGTCGATGCCTACAAAATTGAACCCCTCTTCAATCGCCGCGCGTCCGGTGCTTCCGCTACCCATCCACGGATCCAGCACAGTTCCGCCAGGCTGAGTGATGAGCTTGCAGAGATATTTCATCAGCGCTATTGGTTTAACTGTCGGGTGATTATTTTTCGCGCCCTTCGTACGACCAGCTCCAGCGCGCGGATCATTAATACCTGTGCTTCCCTCTTTACGCCCTCCTGTCATATCACTGGCAGATATCGCTATAAAACGCTCAAGCCCCTCATCACGTTCGCTCGGTTTTACTTTGGCACAGTAAAAAAATCTGGCGGCACTCCCTTTGTCGCCGTGGTGAACGGTAGCGACACGCTGGCGCATGCCAAGAACTTGCCCCGTAGAGGCCGCAGAGGGTTCATTACCTGTTACCGGCGCAGCAGCACCGGCATTAGCAGGGAAACAGGCGATCACATCATCACTTCCATCATGGATAATGTTCGCTGGCCAACGGCCTCCCACAGATTGTTCATAGTCTGCGGCTGGCTCTGTTCCGTCGCGTTGATGAGAAAGCAAACAACCAGCACCGCCAGATAATTGCTCTCCGGTTGGAATGCGGCAGGCGTTGATATTAAGTGCGCCGGTACCAAGCGCTACCATGTTTTCTGCGACCGTCGATTTAAATGGCTTGCGAGCCATTAAGATTGGTTCATGTGCTGGTTTAAGTGCAGTCCCCCAGCCGTTCCATTGGCCATCTAGATTATGTGACTTCGGGAAACCACTACCGTAAATCCAAAGAATTTGGTCACGAATTTCGAAACCAGCATCCTCGGCATTTACAACCAGGCGGTGATAGGTTCGAGACCCACCAAACGCCAGAAGATGACCGCCGGGCTTCAAAACCCGCAAACATTCCTGCCACTGCTCAACGGATGGAACGTCGTAATCCCATTTATGATTTTGGAATGAGAGCCCATAAGGTGGATCAGTAACAATCGAATCGACTGAATTGTCAGGTATTGACTTAAGCACCACCTCACAACGCCCCACATGCAACTGGTACGTCATGGTCTCACCCCCTCAAGCGTCACTGCAATTTCTTCAAAAAATCTTTCCCGGGTATGGCTAGTCATTGCCGGTACAAACGCGCTCATTAGCCTTGACTGGTCACAGTTTTCATCATCAACGAATAGGATTATTTTTTTATCGAGGCGTGTTTTTGCTTCCTGCAATTGCTCATTTTTGCTGGCTCGCTGGATGTAATCAGCAATAATTACAATGGCTTTATTTGTATATTTTTTGGTGAACTCAGTCATGAGATCCCCCGTATCTTCCAGTTGTTTATCCACCTGATCCCCCTTCGTGCTGCTGCCGCCAATAATTCAAACGTTGTCTGAAAAACTCCCGATAACTCTCCGGCGTCGCGTCAATGTGCTGAATAACCGTCTGGCGAGTAACTTTCCGCTCATAGAGCTGACGAACGAGCGCAGCGGCGCGCATGTCGTAGTGCTCTTTGAGTTGGCACTCTTGTGGCCATTTCGCACGATTGAGCGGGAGACCGGGCGGGAGGTAATCCGATTGCCCGGTCATGCCTTAAGCCCTCATGTTTTTCTCTGAGTGAACGTAGAAACGGGGATCAACGCTTTTTAGCGTGAAGTGTGTAACGGGCATGTCGTCATGCCGCTCGATGCCTACAAAGTTCGACATGCAAAGCGCAAAGACGCGTTTCTGAAGTTGATCCAGGCTTATTTTGATGTCCGGGTAATATTTTTTAATCGCAGACATGATCCCCTGATATGACAGGGTGTTGCCCTTCATAATCGCCACGAGGTGTTCCGCCGGGAGTTCGCTGGATTTTTGGGGTAATTGGGATTCAGTAGGATTTTCAATGGGTTTTATGGTTTCCAGAAGCAGACGACAGCGGCTGGTAATACCTACCCTATAGCCCGTTTTTTTGTCGTAATTCTCTTTGCTTCCGGAAGTCCATACAGTTGCCGTTTCGCGAAGTTTTACTGTCTTCTCTCCACCTGAATAAATAACGGTTCCCGTATGCGTCTTACTAAAACACCGTGGGTTGGTTTCAACAGGTTTTGGTTTTTTAATTTTTTTTGCCACGCGAGCAGTTAATCCCGGAACAGGTACCGGACGCGGGCAAGGTACATAAACCGAACGGCTGCGAGCCCTGGCGCCTGCGTTCATCCGCCAGATGATTACGTTTGTCCAGTCACAGGCATCGTCATCTGTCGCTACTTTAGGATAAATTAAATCGGTCATTGGTCTTTCCTCATTGTATTTCACGCTGGTCAGGCGTTTTAAAATGCGTCGGTGTTGTACTTCTCTGCATATTTACGGTGCTGTTTTCTTGGTTTTGCAGCCTCCAGTTGAATCCGTGTTTTTTCTTTGCCAATGTGCTGATCGATCGGCAGAAAGTGTCCGTTTTTAAACTCCTGGTAAACTACGGTGCCAGCAGCGGCAAAGCGGCATTTACCGAGGATGACCTCAGCGACACCAGCAGCCGGACTTTCGGGGTTATAAACTTCATCCCTGTACAGAAACAGAATGCTGTCAGCATCCTGCTCAATAGATCCTGAATCACGCAGGTCTGACATTACCGGACGGCGCTGTGCCGCCGGGCGCGCATCGACGGCGCGGGAGAGCTGGCTCAGCGCGAAGGTTGGCGTGTGCAGGCGCATAGCCATCGTTTTAAGATTTCGGGAAATATGCGCTACAGCAAGATCGTTACGCTCTGCTTTTGGCTTTTTAATCAGACCGAGATAGTCGACCATAATCATCGCCAGATGCGGATGACGCCGTTTGTGTGTTTCGGCAATGGCGCGAATCTGTTCAACCGTAAGGTCGGTTGCATCCACGATCCAGATATCGCGATCCGTAAGCTCACCTATCGCAGCGGTTAATCTTGCCCAGTCCTCATCGTACATATCCTGTGGGTTACGCAGACGGGAAACAGACAGATTTCCGGCACCAGCCAGTGAGCGTTCAACAATCTGAGCAGCGGCCATTTCCATGCTGAAAATTAGCGCGCCTCCGCCTTTAGCGGTTACGCCTTCCACAACAGTAAGAGCAAATTCTGTTTTGCCCATGCCTGGTCGACCAGCAACAACAATCAGATCCTGCGGGTTAATACCTCCTGTAGCGTTATCGAGATCCGCAATCCCAGTCAGAAGGTTACGCGTGGATTCATCGCCTTCCATGCGTTTCTGTACGGTGTCCATGTAGGCAGGCAACAGCTCGTTAATGTGTACCGGTTGGACGTCGCCGCTTTCAGCGGTCATATCCAGCAGCTGCGCCACAGCCTTTTCCACAACCTGATCACGTTGCTCCTGGTTGGCTGCATTGCGGATGCCGTCGGCGCCATCCTGCAAAAGTTTCGCCAGCGCACGGCTACGCCATGCCTTAACCATCTTCCCTGCATACCCTTTGAGATTAGGAATCGTTGCAGGTATGCGGGAAATTTCCGACAAATCAGCCAGGCTTGAACCGCCCAGCGCCTCACTGATGAAAAGCATGTCAATCATGCCGTTAGTCAGTGCCTGTTTTTTTATCTCGCTGAATGCGCGGCGATAAAAACCAATGCTGAATGATTCCTCTGGCGTGGATGCGATCACGTCAAATGCGTCAGGTGTAGCACCGCCATTCAGCAACCCTGCCAGCACACACGCTTCCAGTTCCTGCGGAGTCATAGCGAACCTTCCCGGGTATTACGTAAAGTTTCTGGTTTCATCAAATAGTCAAAGCTGGCGCGCCATCCACCGTTAGAGCCGAAATAAAAATCTGGGGCATCAGCCCGGAATTTTTCGAAGTAACCCAGGAATGCTCCCGTAGTTTTATTTTTCATATGGGCCGCCAGGCGAATAATCATCCGGCGGCGATCTGCATCAAGTTCAGCAGCAGGCAGTGTGTCAGCGAATATCTCGTTGTAGCCGTTCATGACGGCATCCGGATCAACATCAGCCTCCGTAGTGGCCCATGCTTCGGCATCAGCGAGATAACCATCAAAGCGATTAACGCGGCAGATATTGGAAGGTTTTGGTAAACCAGAACCACGGCGGCGCCATGTCGCCAGAACCCAACGAATAACTAACTGCAGTTCAGCCAGTGTGTATGCCTCCCGTGTTTGTGTCGGCGTAAGCATCGGAATGAACGGCTTAACATCACGGCAGCGGGTACCTGTTTGTTCGTTGTAGAATTCCAGTGCTTTTTTAGCGTCAGCTAGGATCCATTCGTCGCCCTCCCCCTTCTGGGGGTTAGGGGGATCATTAGGTTCATTGACTGGTTCAAAAGAGTGACTGGTTCTGGTGCCACCACATGGCATAGGGGGTGTGTTTTCTAACGGCATACCTGTGATTTTTGACGGCACAGGGGCTGTGCTTTTTGGTGGCACAGGGTTATCAAGATTCAGGTAATACACATTCGATGTATTTCCCTTACCATTGTTAATACCCATACGATTTTCTTTTGTTAAAACGCCCATGCCAATAAGCGCGTCAATATGCGTACGAACAGCACTCCTGCTGCATTCGCAATGATCAGCAATGTGCTGATAAGATGGCCAGCATTCACCATTATCATTGGCGTTATCAGCAAGTTTTATCAGCACCAGTTTACGGATTGGGTTTCCGGTTTTTATTGCCATAGCCCGGGCCATTAGGGTCATGCTCATAGTCAGATCCCCAGCAGCTCAGCCAGTTCACGACAGGCTATCTCGTAGTCTTTTGGTGTGAGAAAAACGCACGTCTCGATCATCTCAGCTTTGCGTTTCTCATAAATTTCCCATTTTTTAGCGGACAGGCGTTCTTCAAATATACCCCGTACGTCATGCGCACAGGATGGCTCGCCATTTAAACGCCAGCCGTTCCGCCAGGTGATGCGGTCAGTTGATGTCTGCATATTGGTCTTTCCTCGATACAAGTTAAACGCTGGTCAGGCGCTGTGTTTCCTGTATGGCTTGTAATGCCTGTGCTATCCGCTGTGGTCGATCTCTGGCATCAAGCAACAAGGCAATAATCGCCGCGGCAAAATCACGAATCGCGATGCAAATTAACTGCTGAGTGGTCATCCCCAGCTGTGCATATCGTTCCGCAGGCAATGCAGCCTCCATCGCCATGGCCAGCGCTTTAGTTTTGATTCTTGCCGCTTTCGTTTCACCACGTAGCCAGCGAAAAATCTGCTGCCGGTTGTTGTTGATCGCCCGCCAGTCAGCATTACCTTTTGAATCTTCCATCGGGTGCAGTTTTACGCAGCTGGTATTGCCGCCCATTCGAAACCACATGCGAGTGATCTCAATAGCAACATGTTCCTGCCCACGCTCAGCAGCCCAGTTGAAGATTTCTCTTTTCAGTTCGTCGAGGTTTTCCACTTCGTCGCGTCTCCTGTCGCTGAAAACCTGATTAAGCGTAATCAGATTTCAAATACGCCCTTTGTTAAGCTGCATTCTGTTCCGGCAATCCGTCAGTTGGTTTTCGATAAATATTGGGGAGTAAGTCATGCGGTGTAACTTGATAGCCAGTTGCAGCGGCCCATTTCAATGCAGTTGCGGCACCAAGAAGGCATTTTCCAGATGCAACGCGACTAACATAGCCCTGCGTTTCACCAACCACTTGAGCGAAATCCTGCTGGCGAACGCCAGAGGTTTTTAAATAGGTTTTGAGATCCATTTGTCCTCCTAAAATGTATGTGACACATGAATATTAGTATCACGAATACAATAGTGTCAATAGCTATACGATTGGGAGGAAATTAATTTTACGAATAATATGGGCGCCATGAGAAAGAAAAAGCTTGATGCAGCTGAAGCTGATGCAGCTCAAAGGCTGCGGGACATATGGAAAGAGAAAAAAGTAACTTTACGTCTTACTCAGGAAAAGGCGGCGGATGCTCTCGGCTTTAGTACTCAGGCTACAGTCAGTCAGTATTTGAATGGGAGTATTCCATTAAACACAGATGCGACATTAAAATTTTCAGCACTTCTCGGTGTAAAACCTGAGGACATTAGACCAGATCTTGCCGAACTAATGAATTATGTCCGGAAATCAGGAGCCCACGTTCAAGATTATTCAGCTGCTGGCTGGCGGCTTCTGAAACCAGAAGATTCAGAGTTGATAGAACTTTATGAACGACTTCCTCAGAGCGAAAAAGAAAGGCATCTATCTGAATTAAAAGATAAAGTTAGCGAATTCGATCGACTTTTTGAAGAGCTACTAGCCGCAAGAAAACAGTAAATCCCCCATCCAAAGTAATCCCGCATCGTCGGGATTTTTTTATCCTTTTTTATCAATCACATACAAAAAATATTCGTGTTGCGATTATTTTTATCTTGACTGCAAATATGCGTATAACTAATATCCACCATATCAACGACGCACTAACCACGCGGCAGTTGTTCAGAAAAACGTTCTGACAGTCTGGAAAGACAGGCAAAGAATTCTGCGGGGCGCCGCCAGTACGCTGACATGCGGGAAAGACCGCACAGAATTCGAATTGTGGCGAATTGCAGTCCATCGAGACAACCAGAAGATAAGCATCTGGCGCCACATCCCTATTTTGCTGTTGCGATAGCGTTCCCTGAATGGTGAGAGCTGACCAGCAGTATGACGCCGGGAAAGCCCGGGAGGAAAGACCAATGGGGCATGACCAGCCCTGACAGCCCGGAAAGACGGGCAACCTTTAGATGGCAAAAGGCCCGCACAAGGCGGGCCAGTTACCCCGAACGGCGACCAAACCATTCGGATTCCGTAGGGGACCAACCCTACGGAGAGGAAAGACCAACGACACTGACGCTATGGAAGCTGATCAATATTCGCTGATCGGCTCCGAGTATACATCACTAAGGAGTCGCTATGGAAGCGCTTACCATCCCTGTAAAGCTGTACATTCACTACCACACACAAACGTTTTCTTCGGATAAATACATCGTTGCCACCTGTGACATGTCACGCAACTTTCCGGACACCTACGTTTTGTTGGAAACCCGTGAAATTACCCTCGATATAAACCAGCCTGAACCATTCGACATCATTGCTCTGCAGGTCGACCAGCTGCGCGGCCAGAAAGAGACGATTGCGGCGGAAGCACAACGTCAGATTGACCGTGTCGACGACAAAATTCAGCAACTACTGTGCATTGATCACACACCTGTTCAGGAAAGCGATATCCCATTTTGATCAGCCGGCGCCAGACCAGCGCCAGTAACCAAAGAGGAAAGACCAATGACCATCTACAACGGCTTATTTGAGCCAAAAAAATCAGCGGTTAAAGATTGCGGGGCCGTACAACTGGCGATCGCAATTGATGCGCCAAACAAAAAAGTGGCAGAGAGCATCATGACCGGAAAACTCTGGGAAGCCTACCCTGCCAACGGTGACAACTATTTCAAACCCAAGTTATGGGAACATGCTGAAGGTCAGCCGCTGCCGGCTGTTGGTAAGTTCGATGAACAATTTGCCCTGGCACACACATTCGACGGGGAAAAATGGATCATCAACGAACCGGATACCAACGTTTCAAACCTTCCAGCCAGTAACGAGATTATCGATCTGGCAAAGATACCATCCCGGGAACGCTTCGCGGCCGTCCTTATGTTCAGCGATTCTCCCATCGATGGAGTTCTTTACTCTCAGGTGCTGGATTATCTCGATAATCTTGAAAATAACGATGAATCCTTTGATGAGGATGATCGGGTTAATCTCAATATTCTCCACGCGCTGCACAATAACGACCCCGTGCAACATATGCATGTTGAAGGGCTGAATAATCTCATTCAGGCCATTTACGCAAACTTTGAAGATCAAACACCGGGTAAAGCTGCGATTTCACAATTTATTAAACGCTGGCTGGAAAACCCAGGTAAGCGTGATGAGATGGTGCCAATCAAAACATCATCACTCAGTACCTGCGTTAAAAATGACAATGTCGTTGTGGCGCCACAACGTGGTTATAAGCACACCTACGCAACACTGGATCAGGAAATTGCCGTTGCCCTACTTCCCATCGCTCCTGATGCACCTGTGTTATCAGGAAATCTCCGTGATGCGGAAAAAATTATTTCCGATGACCGGGAAGATTTCAAACGTTGGTCAGCGGCATTGCGTACCACCATGCATATTCTCAAATATGACCGCCCGAGTATCTTTGGGGTTATTCAGAATGTCCCATCTAAAGATACATACCATTTCCCTGAGTCACTGCGACGCCATATTGATTCATGGCTGGCTGAACATGGTCAGCTCGAATGTGTTGAAACTGATGCAGAAAAAACCGGCAAACAGCTTGCAGCCGCGCGCGGCGAATATGTGGAAGGTATCAGCGACCCAAATGATCCTAAATGGGTTAAAACCGATACCCAGCCACAGGATTCAACCCACGATGACGGAACGCTTTCGCGTGATGGAACTATGCCTGAAACTGCCTCAAATGAAGGTGAAAAAACGGAAGTGGCAGAACAGGAAACAGTTACAGAAGACCAGGCGGAGCAGGCTCGTGAAACGCTAAATAATATGGGTTACGGAGTATATGCGACCAGCCAGGACACAACTGACAAACAGAATGAAAATCTGAGCGATAAAGTGAAAAAAATTGTTCAGGATGTGGATCTGCTCGTCGATCGAGTTAAGCGTGAAGAACAGCCTCCTCAGGCGTCAGAACTGGTTAAGAGCATTAATGAAATGCAGGTTGGCGAAAGCGACAACCTGGAGTTGTGGAAAGAAGTATTCAAAACAGATGAGCGCTTTACCTCCGCATTCTCTGTGAATGGCGGCGGTACCTCCATCAATGGTACCTACATGACCATGATTGCCACCCGTGAATTTGGTCCGAAAGGTATCGGCTGGGGCGTGGATATTCTGGAAGAACGCTTTGATGATGGTGCGCCAATCACTCGCACGGTAAAGGGAGCTGACGGTAACAATACATGGGAACTTATCCCTGATGGAATCGGCGGCATACTGACTGAGAAAAACCACGTTATCAAAATCAAGCTTTGGTACATCCGTAATGGCAAACGAGGTACAGAGATCGCTTACGGCTGCACACCTTACCTTTACAGCACCAAATTCGGCCCCTTCTGTGACAGTGAAGCGACAAAAAAATCACTGACTGACGCAACCAAAAAAGCGTTGTCTGCTCTTGGTTTCTGCGCGGATATTTTTATGGGCCTGTACGACAACCCGGAATATCGCCAGAAAAATAAAGCTGAATTTGCGCTCAAAAACGCCAGCGAAAACGCAGAGGATGCAGCCCGCGTACGTCAGGAACTGGACGATAAACTGACCAAAGTCGCAAACACCCTTGCATCAGCTGTGTCAGAGAACGAGATCAATAAGGTTTATTCTTCGATTGCCCGTGAAGCAGAAGTGCATCGCAAGGACGCAGAGGCGAAGGGTGACACGCAACATGCGCGCTATTTAAGTGGTCGCCTGCGTCGCCTGACAACCATCAAAGATGAACGTATCGCTGAACTGAACAAATCCCAGGAGAATGCATAATGACTACTGCAATCGCGTTAGCTGCTGACTACACCAACCTTCTGCAATTGCTGGAAAGCTCTGATGAACTAACTCCGGAGATGATCACCGATACACTGGAAGGAATTGAAGGAGAACTGGCGGATAAGCTGGATGCCATCATGGTCATCGCGCGTAATAATCTTGGCCATGCAAAAACATGCGATGAAGAAATGAAGCGCCTGGCTGAGCGTAAAAAGTCTTTCGAAAATAAAGATAAAACGCTGCGTAAATATATTCTGTCTTGCCTGCTTGCTGCCAATCTGGACAAGCTCAAAACTCCTAAGAATAGCTTTACTGCCCGAAAAGGTAGCGTCAGCGTTGTTATCGACAACGAAAATCTATTACCGGATGAGTTGGTTACTGTTCAGACGATTGTCGCTCCGGACAAAAAAGCCATCAAAGAAGCGATCGAGGCTGCAGAAGCTGCCGCAGCGCAAATCACGGCTGATGGTGGTGAAGTACCAGCAGAATTGTTAAATCCGGTACCGGGTGCCCACCTTGAGATCGGCGAACGCTCACTACAGGTGCGATAACTATGCTGAAACTATCCCTAAAACGTGGTGATGCTGTTCACGTAGTATTTTCAGATGGCAGTAACGGCATTATTGAAGCGCGTAGCCGTTGCGAGTTGGGAATGCACCTGCCGAAAAGCGTTAAAGTGACTCGTGAGAAAGGCGCATTCCTACCCGAAAACCTGATTAAGCGTAATCAGAAATAAAACCATACTATCGCTAGCATTGTGGCCTCACCCAACCCTGGAGGCTGCAATGCTGCGATGGCAACCCGGAGCTACTCTGCTCACAGATTTCGACATAAAGATTGGCCGGTTATCGGCAAGCGTACGTAAGAAGACCCTGACCCAGTCCGACATCGAACGCGCATGCAGTGATGCTGATGACGCCGTGTACCGGATGATGAGGAAAGACCAACATGGCCAGAGAAAACGATCTGCTAACAGACGCAGAACTGATTGAGTTTACCGGTTATCAGAAGGCATCCAAACAAAGGGAAATTCTCGACCGTGGCGGCGTCTCGTACATACCCGACCGGGAAGGTCGCCCGATGGTTACCTGGACGCACATTAACGCTGTATTGAACGGACAGATCACCGTACAGACCAGCACAGAAGAAAAACCTGATTTCGGAGCTATTTAAATGGGGCGCAGAAGAAAGGATCCTGGAGATAACAAACTGCCGCCGCGCGTATCTAAAACAAAAACGCGTTACTACTACAAACCCACGTCACGGGAGACCGTGACACTGGGGCCAATAACTCTCACTATGTCAGCTTTATGGAAACGGTATGAGGAAGAACGACGGAATTACTCAGATGTAATGACGTTCGAAAAACTCTGGGGAATGTTTCTCAAAAGCGCCTACTACACAGAGCTGGCAATACGAACCCAGCGTGACTATCTGCAACATCAGAAAAAACTACTTGCTGTATTCGGCAAGGTTAAAGCTGACGTAATCAAACCAGAGGACGTGCGCCAGTTTATGGATCGTCGAGGTCTGCAAAGTAAGAACCAGGCCAACCAGGAAATGAGCAGCATGTCTCGCGTTTACCGCTGGGGATATGAGCGCGGATACGTTAAGGGAAACCCTTGTGCCGGCGTCAGCAAATTCTCTCTGAAGGCCCGTGAGCAATACATCACAGACGAAGACTATCTGGCAATCTATAAACATGCTGATCACGTCGTCAGAGCTGCAATGGAAATATCTTACTTATGCGCCGCGCGACAAGCTGACGTACTCGAACTACGCTGGATGCAAATATCTGATAAAGGGATTTTTATCCAACAGGGCAAAACCGGAAAAAAACAGATAAAGGTCTGGACCCCTCGTCTGCGGGAAGCACTGGAAACGGCACAGGCAGCATGCCCGAAGCTTTCACCTGACGCATTGGTTCTCTATAACAGCGATCGCGGGCAGTTCATCCGCAAGACATTCAATAATCGCTGGCTAAAGGCCGTGCGGGCCGCACAGAGTGAACTTAACCGGCAACTGGATTACACATTCCACGACATTAAGGCAAAAGCTATATCAGATTTTGAAGGGAGCAGCAGGGATAAGCAGATATTTAGCGGACACAAGACTGAAAGCCAGGTGCTTATTTATGACAGGAAAGTACAAATTAGTCCGACGCTTGATCGCCCGCTAATAGGTAAGAAGTGA